CACAATGTTACAAGAGACCCTGATGGCCGTGGGTATACGGCTGTGATCGCGCTTCGGGCTTTGCTCGAAACAGCCTAGAAACGGGCCTTGGGCAAGCCCTAAAACGGAGGCCATCATGGCTAAACAACTTGGACGCGCCCTGCTCGTAAAGATCGGCGATGGCGCAGGCACTGAAGCGTTTGCAAACCTTTGCGGTCTGAACAGCAAAACCCTGACGATCAACAACTCTATGATCGACGTGACCACGCCAGACTGCACAACCCCGTCTGGTGCGCTTTGGACTGAAAGCCTGAACGGCTTGAAAAGCGTGTCGATTTCTGGCGATGGCTTCTTTGAAGACAGCGTGACTGAACTTCGCATGAACACCGTTGCTATGGGCGCTGATCCTAAGTGCAACTTCCAAGTCGTTGTTCCGGCTTTTGGAACCTATGCTGGCTCGTTCTACATCGAGTCGCTGGAGTTTGGCGGCGAGACTGAAGGCGGCGTGACCTATTCGCTGACGCTTTCCAGCACTGGCGCTGTTACGTTCACGGCTGCTTAATGACTATCACGGCAGAAGCGCCGCGTGGGGGTGTCGTCGAATATATCGGCGACACCTCATACGTTTTCCTGCTTCGCAACCGCGAGATTGAGCGGTTCGAGGACAAGCACCGTGGCATCTTTGATTTCTGGGAAGGCATGTTCGGTCGCGGCAACAAGCCAACCAGCACAGAGGTTCGCAATCTTCTGGCCTTGGCGCTTGTCGGCGGCGGCATGAAAGATGCGGAGGCTGACCGAGTTATTGCCAAAGCAACCCCGGCTGATCTCTTGCGGCTTTATCAGATCGCGCAAGCTGTTCTCGGCGTCGCGTTCATGCCTGACACGGTTGAGGAAGCCTCAAAAAAAAAGCCGATAGAGGACCAAAGCCCAACCGCTTAAACGTGCGCGGGATGATCAAGAACGGCATCGTGATTGGCTTACGCCCTGAAGAAATCCGTGATATGATCCCGAAGGATGCGTGGCTTGTGTTCCAAGGGTGGCATGATGCACACTCGCCGAAGAAGCCCGGATCAGAGGCAATGACGGCGGAACAATTCCGCGCCCTTGTGGAGCAAGTTGATGGCGATCAGCGCAGAACAGCTTAACATCATCCTCGCTGCCAAGGATCGTGAATTTGCCAAGGCGATGGCTGCAAACGCCCGCCGTGTTCAGCGTTTTGAAAGTGACTCAAAGAAAAGCCTCGGCGGTGTTTCGCGGAGTTTCGACTTGCTTGGCGATGCGGCGGGCAAGTTGGGCTTGACGCTTTCGGCTGGTGCCTTGGCGACCGGGATGCTTTCTTCAATCAAGAACGCAATCGACGCAGGTGCTGCAATCCACAATCTTGCGATGATTGCCGGGACAGGGACAACGGAATTCCAGAAGTTTGCCATCGCAGCAAAAACTGTAGGCATTGAGCAGGATAAGCTGGCCGACATCCTCAAGGACGTGAACGACAAATTCGGCGACTATATGGCAACGGGCGCAGGCCCGCTGGCAGACTTCTTTGAAAACATTGCGCCAAAGGTCGGCGTCACCAAGGATGCGTTCATCGGGCTTTCTTCCGATCAGGCTCTTGGGCTTTACGTCAAAACCTTGCAGGACGCAGGCGTCAATCAGCAAGAGATGACGTTTTACATGGAGGCTCTTGCATCTGACGCCACGGCTCTAAACCCGCTCTTGCGTGACAATGCAGCGGCACTCACGGCTATTGGTGACAGTGCGGAGAAAAGCGGAAGGTTGCTTGATGAGGGTATGATTAAGAACGCCAAGGTCATGCAGGATCGTTGGACGCAGGTTCTTGACGTGATGTATGCTTATTGGAATGACTTTTGGCTGACCATTGGCATGGGCCTTGATGAGTTGATGAACATCAGCGCCGAGTCTCAGCTTGGTGATGCAGTCGATGAAATAAACGCTTCAATTGGCAGGATGGAAGATGCCCAAAAAAGGCTGAATGCCGTTCAAGCACAAGGCGCGCTTGGCGATGACCCGACAACCGCTTCTGGATACAGAAAAAGGCTTGAAGAAGCTGAGGCCGAATACAAAGCCGCAGCAGATGCAATGGAAAGAGCGGTTGGTGAGCGAGATCGCCTTCAAGGCATTATAAACGGCAACCCTGTGCCGACCACACCGCCGACGGCAACAGGTTCTGGCACCACCACGGCTGGCGGCGGTGGCGGTGGAAAGTCACCAGCAGAGCAAGCTAAAGACGATTTCGATGCGCTGATCGCGTCACTTGATGGCGCGGAAAAGGCCAATCAAGACTTCGCCAAAGCGCAAGAGACAGTCAACGCAGCACTGGCCAATGGCATCATCACGCAAGAGGAAGCCGACATGACGTTGGCTGTGCTAACCGACCGCATGAAAATCGCACGCGGCGAGATGATCGACCTTTCAAGCGTTGCTGGGGTCTTGGAAAGTGAATTGACCAGCACCTTTATGTCGATCCTCGACGGCACGGAAAGCACCAAGGACGCCTTCAAGTCTATGGCGCGGGCTGTCATCGCGGAACTCTACCGCGTCTTGGTCGTCCAGCGTCTTGTCGGCAGCATCGGAACAGCAACGTCGGCTGGCTCTGGCATCCTCGGAGCCATCGGCAAAGTATTCCCAGCTTTGACAGGCAGTGCATCAGGTGGCGCACTTATGGAGGGCCAAGCCTCAATCGTGGGCGAACATGGCCGCGAACTGTTTGTGCCGTCTAGCGCAGGCCGCGTGCTATCTGTGCCGCAAGCCAAGGCTGCTGTGAACGGCGGCGGTGGTGTGACTGTGGTGCAGAATAACAGCTTCGGCTCTGGCGTTTCGCGGGCTGAAATCCAAGCCATGCTGCCGAAGATCGTGGAAAGCACCAAGGCCGCCGTGTTCGATGCACAGCGGCGCAGCGTCAATGGGATGGGCTACTGATGGCGATCACATATCCTCTGAGCCTTCCGTCGCACACGCGCATCCGCAGTGTTGAAATGCGAGCCACCAATGCGGTGGCCGTCGAGCGCAGCCCGTTCACCTTCGCAAGCCAAGTTCAGGCAAGCGCGGGTCAGATGTGGCAGGCAGATATCTCCTTGCCGCCTATGAAGTATGCAGACGCAGAACAATGGATTGCTTGGCTGGTAAGCCTGCGCGGCCAGTTTGGCACTTTTACAATGGGCGATCCTATTCGCTGCGTGCCGCGTGGTGCCATAGGCGGCACTCCACTTGTCAACGGAGCAAGCCAAGTCGGAGAAGACCTTGCCATAGATGGCTGCACTGCCAACGTGACGGGGTGGCTAAGGGCTGGGGACTATGTGCAGCTTGGGGCCGCTTCCTCTGCCACTTTGCACAAGGTTCTTGCCGACGTGAACACCAATGGCAGCGGGCAGGCAACATTGCTTCTGTGGCCTCACATCCGCACGGCCCCGGCCAACAATGCGACCGTCGTTGTGACAAACACTGTTGGACGCTGGCGTCTTGCCAGCAACGAGTCATCTTGGTCGGTCAACGAGGCATCGATCTATGGAATCAGCTTCAGTTGCATGGAGGCCATCGGATGAGCCGCACAGTCCCCGTAGCCATCCTTAATGCTCTGGCAGGCGAGAGCGTCGAACTGTTCTATGCGGTCGAGATGAACTTCAGCACAGCGCCAGTTCGGCTCTGGACGGGTTTCGGCAACCGCACAATCGGCGGCCAGACATACATCGGCGCAGGCACCCTGCTGTCGATCAGCGGCATCGAGGAAGTGGCCGATCTAAGCGCCAAGGGCATCGTTCTGACGCTTTCAGGGGTCGATACATCCTTGGTCAGCTTGGCGCTTCAGGAGCCGTATCAGGGCCGCTCTGCGCGTGTACTTCTGGGCGTCACTGGCGTCAGCGACTTTGTAGAGGTGTTCGCTGGACTGATGGACGTAATGACCCTGCAAGAGGACGGATCGTCGGCCACCATTGAACTGACCGTCGAGAGCAAGCTGGTGACATTGCAGCGCCCAAATGTTCGCCGCTATACATCTGAAAGCCACAAGCTGCGCTACCCAACTGACACCTTCTTCGACTATGTCGAGCAGCTTCAGGACAAAGAGATCGCATGGGGCCGCAAAATATCCTCATAAGCTATGTGAAGGCGCAGCGCGGCAAACCCTTTGCCATCGGCGTGCATGATTGCTTCACCTTCACGAATGGCGCTTGGGCTGCGATGCGCGGGCGCGGATATGCCGACCAGATCATGGGAAAATATGCTGATCTAGGTCAGAAGCAGTTGGCAAGGCTGCTTTTCGACAATTTCGGCACGCCCAGTATGATAGACGCCCTCGACGCTGGCCTAACCCGCGTCAACAGCTTTCCGCCCAAAGGTGCGCTGGTCGTCATGCGATCTGAGCGCCCGTATTTTACCGGGTATGCCTTCGGGCTTGCGATGGGCGTCACGGCTGTTTTCCTTGGCGAGAGCGATGTGATATACCTGCCGATAGAACAGATCGAAGGGGCATGGGTATGACGCTGAAAACGCCGTTCAATGTTATGCGTCATGCCGGGTGGGATGCCGCCCCGCGTGATCCCGTCACCATCGGCGCGGCCATCCTCGGATCGACTGCAACGGCAGCAACCACATTTACTATTTTCGGGACAGCCCTGTCGGTCGGCGCATGGGCCGTTGGAACGCTTGTCACGACGGCTCTGACATCCTTTGCCCTTCGCAAACTGGCTCCCAGCGCAGGGGCGGCCAATCGCGGCACCTTGATTAACTCCCGCCAACCAGCGGCACCCCATGAATATGTCTATGGCCAAGTCCGTAAGGGCGGCATCATCACCTTCTTGGAGACCAGCGGGGCTTCGAACAAATACCTGCACATGATAATCGCTCTCGCGGGGCATGAGGTTCAGTCCATCGGTGATATCTACGTCAATGACGAGATCGTCACCCTTGATGCCAGCGGCTATGTGACCGGGACACGCTGGAAAAGCAAAATCCGCGTGCTGAAGCATCTTGGCAACCAGACAAGCTGGACCACAAACTTCAGCAATGCTGCCACCAACCTGCGTGACACGATCAGCGCCGAATGCGACCTGCCAAGCACATTTGTCGGCCTTGGGATCGCCTACCTCTATGCGCGCATTGAATACGATCAGGATGT